ACGACTTCGTCGAGGGCAGCTCCGAGTGGGCCGACGCGTCCCACTACATCGAGCAGGAGTTCCGGGAGAACAAGGAGTTCTTCGGAGGGGCGGACGAGGTCCTGGCCGCGCTCGGCGACCTGAAGCAGTCCCCGACCGAAGACGGCGTGAAGTCTCTCCTCGAGAAGGTGAAGCAGTACATTCGCTTCGGCGAGCGCATGCTCAACGGAGTGCGGAAGCACCTTTTGGAGCCGGCCGCCAAGATCACGCTCGAGGAGGACGAGGAGCCGGCCGCCAAGGGCGGGACCGGCCCGGACCTCAAAGTTGACCTGGAGGACACGGTCGGCCACTACATTGACGCCCTCCGCGGGGCCCTCGGTGATGAGAAGAAGACCGTCAACCTCCTGAAGGAGCTGTTCGGGAAGGTGGAGCCTCTCGTCCAGGAGGAGAGGGGTGAGATCAGCTTCGCCGCGCGCCTGGAGGCCAGGCGTCGGATCCTTCCGGTGCTCGTCAAGCTCGCGCACTCCAGGCCGAGCACGCGCCCGGTCCTCCTGCCGATCATCAGGCAGGCGGTCGGCCGCTAGCTTGGACCTCCTCCAGGTCCAGGCCGATGCGTAGCTGTTCGATCAGCCCGAGCCAGAACTTGGTCGGCCCCCACTCCGTCTTTCCATCACGGGCTGCGAGGAGGACCACCACCCACCTGGGCGGGCTCGACATTCCGGCCAGTGACAAGGCCGTCCCGAGCGCCGACTCCATGAGCTCCGACGGCTCGTCCCCGGTCCATCTCCTTCTTCCTCCCCCCTTCTTGCTGTCCAGGATCAACCCCCGCTGCTTTTCCTTCTTCGGTATGCGGACTTCGTAGACGATCCCGAGCATCCCGTTGTGTCTGCCGACCCGAAGGCACTTTTCCGGATCGAATAGGGTGAGCCTTCTGGATGGGAGCTCCAGCAAGTATCCGTCCCTCTTCTTTGAGAGCCTCAGCCACGGTTTTTGTCTTCGTCCGTCCCTCGTCGGCCACATGCCGGAGGGTACGCCGCGGACGCTCAGATTTTGATGCTCTTCCTTCGGCAGGGCCTCCATGAGTTTCCGCCGTTACGCGAACGCCATCGTCTCCCAGCCGAACATCGAGTTCGAACGTTGGATGGAAGAGCTCCGCACGGGCCATCAGGCTGCTGCGGAGGAGAAGCAAGTCGTGCGCCTGGCGAAGACGGTGCTGCGCAAGTGCGATCCGAAGCAGTATCTGCTCTCGCATGCGACCATCGTGGCCTCCGTCGACTGCTACGAGCCAGCCGACGCGAAGGTCGGGAAGTTCCTGAACCGGGACGTTGAGTGCGAGCGCCGCTGGTCGAACTTTCGGATCAAGCCCGAATGCCAGGACATCATCAACAACAACGGGGACGCCTGGGAGCGCTCTCTCTTGCTGGCGACCTACCGCACCTTCATCGGCGCCCCGAACTACCTCGAGCACATCCAGATCCCGGAGCTCAGCAAGGGCTTCATCGTCGACGCCATCGCTCGCGATCTCGGTGAGACCTGCTACATTGACATCCTGGTCGCGACGGACCGCAAGCACAAGATGCTCGTTTCCGACATTATGGCGGAGAACATCCGCGCGATGTCGATGGGTTGCATCAGCCTCTTCACCATCTGCAACAAGTGCGGGAACGTCGCGGTCGACGACACCCAGCTCTGCCCCTGCGTCCTCTACGACGGGAAGGGGTCGACATTCAAGGACGAGACGGGGCGCGACCACAAGCTCGCGGAGCTCATCGGGCATGTCAGTGTCCCGAATAGCAACCAGTTCATCGAGGCCTCCTGGGTCCGGAATCCGGCTTTCTCCGGTGCGCAGCGTCGAAACATCTTGAACCCGGAGTCGGCCGCCGTCGCAGCCAAGCTCGGGGATGCGGCTTCCGTTTACGAAATCCGTCGTGAGGAGATACACCTGGACGGCATGCCGCACGCGGCGTCCATGAGGCGAAGGGCGCAGGACGAGCCTGCCGACGAGGAGCCGGCGGAGTCCCCCTCCGGTGACGAGGAGGGGGCGGACGCCGGCGCGGATGACACGTCGGTTAAGGATGAGCTCGACGCGCTCGACGCGAAGTCCGACGACGGAGAGAGCGATACCCCGGAGACCGCTCCGGAGGCGCCGGCCGGGGACCATATTCAGGAGCTCGTGAACAAAGCGCAGGAGCTCCTCGTCGAGACCCTCGTAAAGGGTCTCGCGGAGAAGGTCGCCCCGAAGCCCGAGGACGTTGGGACCGTCACCCCCGGCCTTTCTGACGCGAACTACAACGACAGCCTTATCGGGTTCGAGAAGGCTCTTCGCGCCAGGTTCCCGAACAGCCCGAAGCTTGTCAAGTGGGCGTGCAGGTCCTACCGGACCGTCCACGGCGGCGGCGCTGGGGCGATCCGGAAGGCCGGTATGTCGCCGAGGGACCTGATAGTCCTTTCATGGATCGAAGACGTCGTCAGAGAACGGCCGTACCCGGCCGCCCTATACAAGCTCGCCATGTCCGTCGGTCCCACGTCCTCATTTCCGAGCGAAGAGTCCTATCTCGCTGCCTGCGGGATCAGGGCCGGACGAAGGCTGGCTCGAAACGAAAAAGCCTTTCTCCTTTGGAAGGGCCGAATCGGATCACTCTCAGTCAACTTTTAGGGCATTGATAAAGGCCAGTCTTTTCAGGAGGCATCTGCTACAATGACCACTCCCCGACAGCGCACCACCTGGTCAAAGCCTGCCGACGGGACCTCGCGTGAGGCTGCGACGTCGCGGAGGGCGGACCCTTACTCCATGAATCAGGAGCACCCCCAGCCTTCCCCCGTGGACTACGAGTCCGGGAATCCGGACGAGTGGGCGGAAACTCCGACCAAGAACGAGCTTGTGGAGGCCGGCTACGACGGCGAACACGAGGCCCGCAACGAGGTCAACTTCGCGGAGTTCAAGCCCGAGACCTTCGACCACAAGGACAACAAGGAGTGGAAGGGTCCGGGCAAGTACGACAACTCGAAGGTCTCCGCCGCGGTCCGTAAGGCCGGCGCCGCGGAGCGCGTGGCGAGGGCCACCCTTCGCACCGTCGACGAGAAGCTGATCGAGGCCCAAGCCCTCGACTTGATGGCTCTTCCGGACAAGGCCCTGGTCGCCACCCTCAAGCGTCTCGACGCCGTCTCCCCGGACGCGCTCTCGAGGGAGAGCAAGTACAAGCGTGCCATGGCGTGCTGCAAGTTCGCCGCCGACTTCCTCGGTGACGCCTCCACTCAGGACGGCGTGGAGCGCATGGGCAGTATTCTGATGAGCATCGACGACCCGACCCTCAAGGCCCTGCTCAAGGTCGCCGCCGAGCTCAGGGCTGCTCACGTCGCCGCCGAAGAGGAAGAGGAAGAGGAGTCGGACGACAAGACCTCCTCCACCCAGCAGCAGGCCCAGGCTCCGGTCTCCCAGCAGGCCCCTACCGCCGGAGAGTCCGAGGAAGAGTCCGAGGAAGATGAGCACACCGCCGGCGGCGACGCCGGATGCCTGAGCCCCCAGGACATGGCCATGCTGGACAACATGCTGGGCCAAGAGATGGCGGCTCCGCCCGTCGCTCCTGCTCCCACCGGCGAGCTGACGGAGCTGTTCGAGGCCCCGGCCGCGGCGCCGGTTCCCACGGCGATGCCCGCCATGGCGAGCGACGGCCCGGACATCTCCTTCGGCGATGACGACGAGGAGCCCCGGACCGCGTCCGGCGGCGACGACGATCAGCTCGCCTCGCTGTTCAACGACAATCCCGAGGTCGTCGCCCAGCGCGAGATCGCCGCGGCAGAGGCCGAGCAGCGCGCCCGCGAGGGCGGCTATGGCCCCGTCGCCTCTGCCAGGACCGCCTCCACGGGCGCCAAGAAGCTCGGCAACGTCAGCGGCGGGAAGCCCCGCTCCGTGGACGACGAGCTCGGCAACCTCTGGGAAGGCCCCGGCTGACAGACTCTATCCGGTCCGGCCACCACCTAGCGGGGTGGCCGCCCGGACAGGATACCGATAGAGGATACTAAGAGACAGGTTTTTTCAGAGCGGAGGTCGAGGCACCGGAAGAAGGATCGCAAAGTCGGACCAGGACACGGGGTCGCGGGGAAACCCGGACTGAACCCATCCAGGCGAGACGAACGACCCGGACGAACGGACCTAGGCTGACGGAACTGAAGGAGTAAACATGGGATCGATTGGCGGACAGGCATCGGGTGACTTCACCCTGAGCCAGGGTGCCCTGCGGATCCTGTATTCGCTCATCAAGGACAGCATCCCTGCCCTTGCGAGCGATGCATTCACGCAGGACAACCCGAACGTCGTCACCACCACTGCGGCTGTCTCTACCACGCTCCCCGCGAACGTGAAGAAGGGCGTCCTCGGAGGTTCGGTGGCGTTCACCAGGCCGGACATCGGGCAGAACACCGTCGGAGGCGCCGTGCTCGTTGCGGCCGCGTTCGTGGTGAACACCCGTCCGCTCGGCCTCTTCATCAACGACGCGCTCGGGAACTCCTACGAGAACACGCCTGCCGTGGCCTCGGGCAAGGGTCCCTACCTGCGCGGCGGCGCGGTTGGCCTCAAGGTCTACGAGACCCAGGCGCAAACCACCAACAGCGGCGCGGCCGTTGGCGACCCCCTGACCTACGCGGTGGGCGACAAGCTCTACGCCTCGGTCAACGGGTACATCACCAACCTCTGGCAGGACTCCTACGAGTTCGGCTGGATCGACGGTGTCTCCGGTTCCGGCGCTGGCAGCGTCTGCATCGAGCCGGACGTCACCCGCCTCGGGACGCTCCTTTCACCCCCGGATTCCTCCAGCGCGGAGATGTTCTTCGAGGCCGCCTTCATCTGAGGGCTGAGACGAAGAACCGAAAGGAGAACCAGAGATGGTGGCAGGAAACTTCGGAGTTCAGGTCGTCGACAACTCCATCAAGGAGCAGATCGTCGACCGCTTCATCGGGTCACCCGCGGGCCGTCGCCGGCTCGCCGCCTCGATGATTCAGCCGCTCCGTGAGCGGCGAGACTACTCGTCCGTCGGGCGCAAGACCTTCTTGGTCGAGCAGCTCCCGGACGGCGCGCTTCCGATCTACGACAAGGATCCGGACGTCATCGCCTACGTGATCGGCGAAGAGGGCGAGAGCATCACCGCGGTCATGAAGCCGCGGCGCGTGATCTTCCCGCTCTTCGAGATCGCAGCGTTGCCCAAGGCTCCGCTGACGCAGATCAAGGAGCGCCGGTACGACCTCCTCAAGCGTATGCAGGACCTCGGCAAGGCGCAGATCCAGGCTGCCGAAGACGACCGCGTCTTCAGCATCATGGACGCCATTGCGGTGAACGGCTTCGACTCGCTCCCGGGCGGGACGAACCCGGACATCCCGGTGGTGGCGCCGATCTCGCCGGCCGTCCTCGCGGACGCCTTCGCGGAGATCGAGTTCCACGACCTCAGGGTCGCTCGCGTTTACATGAACGCGAGGGACTACGCCGACATCCGCAAGTTCGGCCGCGACGTTCTCGACATCGAGAGCCAGGCCACCTTGTGGAAGACCGGCATGATGAGCACGGGCTGGAACGCCCAGTTCATCGTGTCGCGTCTCGTCCCGGCCGGCGTGGTCTACTGCTGCTGCGAGCCCGAGATGTTCGGTCGGATCCCGGTCCGCACCGAGCTCACGGTCCTCAGCGCGGACAACCCGGAGGAGCGCACCATCGGATTCAGCATGTTCGAGAACTTGGGCATCGGCGCCTACAACCCCCGTGGGTTGGTGCGTCTGATCGTCACTCGCTGATCGAGCATCTGACTGAAGGTCCGTTTGAGCCCTGCTGGCGTAAGTCGGTGGGGCTCAAACGTATCCGGGTCAGAACTTCCCCTTGAACCCCTTCGGACCGCGGACTCCGATGATCCCGGGGAGCCCCTTCCCCTTCGGAGGCCTCGTCCCTGCCTTCGGAGCCGCGTAGGAGGCCTGCCCTCGCGTCTTTCTCTTGTGGCACTTGACGCATAGCGTCTGTATGCCCTCGAGCCCGCACAGCCCGCCCCCTTCGGCCACGGGCTTGATGTGGTCCGCCTGCCACAGGGACTTCTTCGCCTCAGACGCCGTCAGGTCCAGGGACTTCAGGAGGGCGGCGTAGGCGGGGTTCCTGGCGTCCCCCGCGGACCTGAGCGCGTCCTCCAGCGCTATCCGCTGGAGGCGCGTGTCCACCCCGCACGACGCGCACTTCCCGAGGTCCCTCTCGTACACCTTCTCTCGCAGGTACCTGACGCTCGACCGGAGTTTCCACTCGTGGACGTGGGCGTCCGAGCAGAACGTCCGGCGCGGCGGGCGCACTTCTTCCCCGCACCAGCGGCACAGCCTGAACCCGTTCGGCCCCCGCAGCCCCCGGATCTTGCGTTCGTTGTCCTTCAAGCTGTTCCGCCGCTTGAGGCCCATGACGTACCCTACGGAATCGCGAGTTTTGTTTGACCTCCGGACGTCTGCCCCTCTTATGCTCCATAGCAGGCATGGGGATCTCCCTAGATAGAGCCGCCCGGGCTCTCATGGATGCACCTGATGTCGCCAAGGCTGCCCGGGCCCTCATAGATGGGTTTGACGTCGTCAAGGCTGCCCGAGTGCGTGCCGCCTGGTCTCCGGTCTCCGTCCGCGTCGCCGTCCGTTTCTTGGAGGCCGCTAAGGTTGATGACCTGATAGCCGCCAATCCGGACCTGGAGTATGAGATTAGGGAGCTCTCCGAGGAGGATCCGTCCAAGAAGGGTAAGTACCTCGAGTGGAGCGTCAAGCAGTTGAAGATGAAAGCCAAAATGGAGGACTTGGTTCCGACCATTCGGGCGTTTCACGAAAACCAGCCGAGGTTCGAGAAGAAAGACATCAATCAGTACAAGACACTGAAGGAGCTCGAGGACGCGGTCAAGGCCCTCCCGGAGTCGAAAACCAAGGAGAAAGCCCGGGTGAAGTCCGAAGGGTCCAAAAAACTATGGGAGAACGACACCCACGCTCTGTTCAGGATCGAGACCCGCGACGCCTGCATCCAATATGGGAAGGGCACCAAGTGGTGCATAACCATGAGGGCGCACAACTACTGGGAGTCGTACAAGAGCGGCAATAACGTCTTTTACTTCTTGATCGACAAGAGGCAGTCCGAGCCCGAGAAGGAGAGCGATAACTTCTCTGACGTCAAGAGCCCTAACCAGTATTCGAAGATCGCGTGGGCCGTCCGCAGAAATATGGAGGACAACAGCGTTGAAAGCGTCACGATCTTCGATGCCAGAGACAAGGTGATCAATAAGCGGACCATCCCGGGTATACCGGAGTTCGCCCAGATCAATCAGATGGTCATTGATGACGCACCGAACGCTCCGGACGGACCTATCGTCTCCATGCGGAAGGGTACCATCACACCCAAGGAGCTCTACGATTACCTGTCAGTCCTGGACTCTCAGACCTTGATCGCCAACATTCAGTA